TCAAATACAAACAACAACCAATGGACTGCTGGTGCTTTGAAAAGAGCTTTCGAATCTATTCTTAACTTTAGAATCCCAGCATCAAGAAGAGAAAAAGCACCATTTATCAATACGTTTGTTGCTGTACAAAAAATCTGGTTAAGACCTAACGCAGTAGGACAACCAACAGTAATGCATAATGGTGGTGAAGGTTTCAAATATGGTGTTAGACTTATTTTCCATATGGGTGGTATGTCAACATCTTCAGCTAAGAAATTAGATGCTGTAATGGGAGGAAAATCATATCAATTCGGTGTAATGACTGATATCAAATGTGTGAAGAACCACGTAAACGGTATTGAAAGAATGGGTTCTATTTGTTCAACACCACACGGATTTGTTAATCCAACAGAAAAAAATGACTACGTTAAAGAAAAGAAAGATTTCATAAACGAAAAACTAGGTACAAATTTCGAAGACTTTGCAGTTAAAGAACACGATTTTGATGCTGATGCATACGAAAAAGAGTAATAATCCTTTAAACGTTCTATTATGAACAAAAGACCACCAAGAGACGGTGAAACTGTATTAAAAACACAAAATACATTATTGGTTGACGGAAATGCCCTATTCAAAACGGGCTTTTTCGGAGCCAAAAACCAATACAATCAGAATGGCCACCATATCGGTGGTATCTACCAATTCCTTACAACACTAAGAATGTTACTAACTCAAGAACTATACCATAGGGTATATGTTTTTTGGGATGGTAACTATAGTGGTTTATTGAGATACAATATCTATGAACCATATAAGAGTGGTAGAGGAAAAGACTTCATCAACGGTACTCAACCAATAGATGAATCTGAATTAACCCAACGTGAAATAGTTTGGGAATACTTAAACGAAATGTATATTAGACAATTAAGACATGAGATTATCGAAGGTGATGATTTCATAGCTTACTATTGTCTTACCAAAAAGAAAAATGAGAAAATAACTATCTGTACAAACGATAGAGATATGGCTCAATTAATCAGTGATGATGTAAGAATTTATTTTTGTGACAAATCAATTAAGAATTATGTTGACAAATCCAACTTTTCTTCGTATTTTCGCTACAGTTACAAAAACGCTGCATTGGTTAAAACAATAGTTGGTGATGATAGTGATACGATAAAAGGTATCAAGGGGTTAAAAGAGACAACACTTGTAAATCTTTTCCCAGTTTTAAACGAAAGAGAATTAACTTTAAATGAGATAATAGATGATGCTAAAAAGCAACAAGAAACCAGATTAAATAGCAAAAAGAAACCTCTAAAGGTGTTAGACAACATTATCAATTCAGTAACTGATGGTGTTCAAGGAACTAGAATCTACGAAATAAACGAATTACTAGTAAACCTTAAAAGACCAATGTTAACAGAAGACGGAATTAGAGAGTTAGAACAATTGATTGACGGAACCCTAGACTCATCGGGAAGAGACCTCAAAAATGTTCTTATGTATATGGAAAGAGATGGGTTAGATAAATCAATAGGTGATGTTAGATATCCAGAATATCTTATCCCTTTTAAAAAACTTATAGAAAGAGAAAAATTAATTTTTTAACATTTAAAAACTAAAAAAATGAGTACAGAAACAGAAAAAACCGCTTACATAGCGAAAAAAATTGAAGAACAAAGATTTGAATTCGTTCTTTATATCAATGACCACATTATTTGTCAGAGATACTTTAACATTCGTGATTACAACGAAGAATCAGTTAAGTCATACGAACTTAAAGAGTTGATGGATAATATCGCTGGTATGAATATCGGTCAGTACGGTGCTTTAGGGATTATTCCTAGATACTTACAAAAAAAATCAAAAGAATATTTGTGGGATAACTACAATCCATACTTCGTTCAAAAAGATGATGAAGAAGCTGGAAAATCAATCTTTGATAAAATCGATAACTTTCAATTTGAAATTAAAATTGATAAAGTTAGTGTAGCAAAAAGCCAATTCTGTGGTAACTATTTCCCACCAAAAGTACGTTATGCTGTAGACGTTAGGGAAATTATACCTTCAATTATGTCTGAGATTAGACATTCATTGAGTCAAAAAAATTATACAGTAGTTGGTGCTTAATGGTAACCATTCTTATATTTATTATAACAACGTTTCTAAAATAAAAAAATGGCAAAAATAGACAAAAATAGTTTAGGGTACTTAGGGTACGATTATCAATTACGATTAATAGCACAAATTCTAACAGATAGAAAATTTGCTAATTCAATAATTGATATAGTTGACCCAAATTATTTTGATGACCCTTATCTAAGAGTTGTTGCCGCTACAATTAAAGATGCTAAAGTTAAAGATGATATCATCCCAGATGTTGGAAGTCTTGAATTTAGATTATTAGAAGATGTAACTGATGACATGCAAAGAAAGTATGTCATCAGTCAACTTCGAAAAATACAAGAAGCTGACTTGAACGATACACTTAAAGTTCAAGACATAGCGATGAAGTTTTGTAAGCAACAAGAATTGAGAAAATCAGTTAACGAGATTACAAAGATTATCAATAAAGGAAACATCGATGATTATGAACAATGTGAAGCTATATTAAGAAAAGCTTTGGAACATGGTGATAACAAAGATGATGGAATGGATGTTTTTGATAATATCGATACTGTATTAGAGGAAGACTTCAGAAAACCTATTAGAACTGGAATTAAAGGGTTGGATGACGTAATGGATGGTGGACTATCCAAAACAGAGTTGGCTACCATATTAGCACCATTTGGTGTTGGTAAGACAACTATGATGACAAAGATTGCCAATACTGCGATGAGTGATGGTTATAGAGTTTTACAAATATTTTTCGAGGATAACCCAAAAGTTATTCAGAGAAAACATTTATCATGTTGGTCTGGTTATGACTTAAATAGTTTATCTGCACATAAAGATGAATTGATTGAAATGACTAATGAAATGATGAGTGGTAAAGGAAGTTTGAAACTTAAAAAGTTTTCAAGTGATGGTACTACGATTCCAGTTATTAGACAATATATCAGAAAGTTAATTGCTCAAGGTTGGAAACCAGATATTATCTTATTAGATTACATTGATTGTGTTGAACCATCTAGAAAATTTGATGATGTAAATGCTGGTGAAGGTAGTGTAATGAGACAATTCGAAACTATGTTGGCTGAATTAGATATTGCTGGTTGGACAGCTATCCAAGGTAATAGAAGTTCTATCAAAGCTGATGTAGTAGAGGCAGACCAAATGGGTGGTTCTATCAAAAAAGCACAAATTGCACACTTTGTGGTATCTATCGCAAAAACACTAGACCAAAAAGAAGCTGGAACAGCAACAATGGCTATTCTTAAATCTCGTTTTGGTAAATCTGGTTTAATATTCGAAGATATCAAATTTGACAATGGTACAATTCAAATCGATATGGGTCAAAGCACTGGTGCTAGAACACATAGCGAGCACAAACAAGTGAAAGGTGTCAATGAACAACAAAGAGTAAATTCAGTGTTAGATGCAGCTAAACAACGAAATGCAGTATTGAATGCCTTGTCAGTTCCAAAAACAGAAGAATAATAATTAAAAAAAAACAAAAAAAATGTATTTAAAAGACAAGACATTAAAAAAAAGGTATTCCATTTTCCCAATCATACACAATGATTTATGGGAGATGTACAAAAAAGCTGAGGCACAAACATGGGTGGCTGAAGAACCAGATTTATCTAAAGATAGATTTGATGAATTAAAAGAAGAAGAAAAAATATACTTAAAAAATATATTGGCTTTCTTTGCAATTTCAGATGGTTTGGTAATTGATAATTTAGCAACAAACTTTTTAAATGAAGTTGAAATCCTAGAAGCACAATATTTCTATGGTCACCAAGCATTTATTGAGCAAGTACACGCTAACGGTTACTCTTTATTGATTGAGACTTACATCAAGAACTTAACAGAAAGAGAAGAATTATTCAATTCAATGGAAACCAACCAAGCAGTAGCTAAAAAAGCAGCATGGGCTGAAAATTGGATTAGTCATCCATCATTTGGTCACAGACTTGTTGCTTTTGCTTGTGTAGAAGGAATATCTTTTGCTAGTGTCTTCTCTGGGGTTTTCTGGTATAGAAGTCGTAACAAAATGCCAGGTTTAGGTGCAATGAATGAATTGATTTTACGTGATGAAACTTTCCATTATGAATTTGCCTTGAATTTGTATAAAAACTATTTAAAAGATGAATATAAGTTATCAAAAGATGAACTTAGAAACATTATTATTAGTTGTTATGAAGCAGAAAAATTATTCGTAGAAGAAAGTATGCCAGACGGATTACAAGGTCTTACAAAGCAAGATATGATTAAATACGTACAGTATGTTACTGATATCGTTTTGAATGACTTTGGTTGTAAAACTGAATTCAATGCTAGAAATCCATTAGAATACATGTCTAGAATTGGTTTATCATCTAAAAATAACTTCTTCGAAAAAAGAGAGGGTGAATATACTAGAGTTGAGATACCAACAACAATAGATGGAATGTTTAATGAAGATTTTTAATATAAATTACTATGAGAATAACAAAAAGAGATAAAACGACACAAGCGTTTACACCAAATAAGATTTTAGCTAGAATCAAAACACAAGCCAAAGGGTTAAAAGTTGATTCAGATATTTTATTCCAAGAGGTGATTCCTTTGATTAACGATAATATTACAACTACTGAGATTGATGAAATTATCGCTTTCAAAGCTGCTGATAAAATTATACAACATTTTGACTACTCTTTATTGGGTGGTCGAATTTTGTTGTCTAGACAATCTAAATTAATTGGTAAAGAATTACAACCAGTTGATTTAACTTATGACTTCTTTGCAGCAACTACTTTTTTAACGAAGTATTCAATCAAAGATGAAAATAAAACACCAACTGAATTACCATCTTGTATGTATAATCGTGTTGCTGGTTATTTACATGATGACAATAAAGAAGACTATGTTGAATTGATGGAAGAAATCACAACCAAAAAAGCAAATTTTGCTACACCAACATATACAAACGCTGGTGTACCAGAAAGAAATGGTATGATTTCATGTAACCTTACACACTTAGAAGATGATTCATTTGAAGGAATCGAAAATACGCTTACTAAGATAGCTTCTGCATCTAAGGAAGGTTCTGGTATCGGATTACTAATTGACCCTCTTAGAAGCAAGGATAGTATCGTAGAATCGTTCAAAGGGAATGCTGGTGGTGTTGTAAGATTAGCTGACATGGTACAAGCTAAAATGAGATTCTATAAACAAGGTTCTCGTTCTGGAAGTTGTGCTTTGTATTTGTCAGTATGGCACAGAGATATCTTTGATTTCTTAGATTTAACATTACCAATTGGTGATGAGCAATTAAGAACTAGAGATTTATTTACATCTGTAGTTATC